ACTTCATCGCATGACAAACGAGACTTTTTCTCTTCAGCGGGTTTCTGGTCATTTGCGACATACTTACTACCGTTAGGTAGTAAGTTATTTAATATATTGTTATCTGTGGACACTGGCTGGACATCGGCTGGACACTCCACCTCCACAGGCATTGATATAACTGCGTTTGCGCTGGACACCGGCTGGACATCGGCTGGACAAAAATTTGACTGATATTCGTCATATTTGACCACTTTTAGAACAGTAAAACGGTTGTTCGATTTGGTGGTGATCATGCCCAGGTTCTGGAATTTACGGAGCAGTGATTTAACGCGATCAGCGGTCAAACCCGTTTCCATTGCCAGCGTGTTTCGCCCGGTAATGAACTCTCCGCGCTCGCAGATCACATCGCCGACATCAGTCGATACCAGTGTCTGTTCATGATTAGCGCGCAGGAGCAGGTGAACCCATAAATGAGCCGCCTCAGCGTCCTTGTAGAACGGCACATCCATAATTTTACGGTGCAGCAAGGCAAACCCCTTACCGTCATTCGTGCGCGGTTTCTGGAGCCTTCTGGCCTCTCTGGCTTCGGCTAAATTGGATACGTTACCCACGGCCACTCTCCTTACGTTTCAGTTCTTCCAGGATGGCGCGCATCTTCTCTGCCACAATCGGGTTAACCGAGCGGATGAAGCGATCGCGGGTTATGTTTTTATGTACAGCGGTATGGTAATAGCGTGGATTTTTTGCCATTATTCCTCCTGCAACTACTCTCGTTTTTGCACCTGAAAGCCGTTGGTGTTCCAGCACCGCGGCTTTTCCCCTTTCTACGTTCATGCTTCAAAATCTCCCTTCACCCCATCCCGGTTCGAAATCAGGATGGCCAGCAGCAGCGACATGTTCGGTACCAGGTTCTCCCGCCACCGGCTGACTGTGGATTTGTTGATGCCAGCTACTTCGGCTATCCTGGCGGTACCCAGATCAGCGATTTGACGCTGCACCCAACTCTCAATTCGTCGTGCCTCCGCTTTGTTGCGTGTCGTTAAGGTTTCCATTTGCGATACTTCCTCTGAATTAATTGGTTATGGCCGCCGGTCAGGCGGCTGTGTTATTCGCCTCAAGCAGCTGGGCGAGGTCTGGACGGATATCTGCTGGTTTTAGCTTGCCGTTTGTTGCAGTGACAATCTTCATTACGTAGCGGGCATCAATGCCGCCGCCGTGCAACCAGCGCCATACCGTCGGCTGAGCAACGCCGCAAAGGTCGGCTAATTTCTTCTGGCTACCAGCGATATCAATGGCGCGCTGGATTGTTTTGTTCGTCATCTTCCAATTCCTATGAGTATTGGTGTGAATTGATAATAGCAATGCGTATTGATTTAGGCAATAGCTAAACGTGTTTTGACCATCAATACGCAAGCGTATAAATTAAAACTCATGAAAAAAGAAACTCTTGCAGAACGCCTGAATCAGGCGATGGAACTATCTGGCATGTCTCAGGGCGCTTTAGCTAAGGCGTCTGGCGTTGCTCAGCCCACCATCTGGAGGCTGACCAGTGGCAATGCCCGAGGCTCAACTAAAATCGTTGAGATCGCCAATGCGCTTGGCGTTCGCACTGAGTGGCTTTCAACCGGAGTTGGCCCAATGCGTGAAGATGGTCAAATGCCCGCAATTTCGCAGCCGAAAACAGAGCTGGCCCCTACTGACACATTCCGCATTGAGGCGCTAGACTTTTACGTAAGCGCCGGGCCAGGAGCCATCAACAGCGAATTTGTAGAGGTGCTTAGATCCGTGGAATACTCAGTGGAAGATGCTCGTCGGATGTTTAATGGCAGGAAGGCTGAGCAGATCAGAATCATTAATGTTCGCGGAGACAGCATGTCCGGGACCATTGAACCAGGCGACTTATTGTTCGTCGACATCAGCGTCCAACATTTTGATGGTGACGGGATCTACGCCTTTATCTACGACGATACTTCCCACGTTAAACGCCTCCAGAAGATGAAAGATAAGCTGTTGGTCATCTCCGACAATCAGACTTATCGCCCGTGGGAGCCAATCGAAAAAGAAGAAATGAACAGGATACTCGTATTCGGCAAGGTGATTGGTAGCATGCCTCAGACATACAGAAAACACGGTTAACAAACCCAGCTATGAATCAAGCCCAGCCATAGTGCTGGGTTTTTTATTGCCCGCAGCCAGCCCATTCGTCACAGCAATACCCGCCGCAGTAAAAAAACGATCTGAATCTCAATCCCGCGAAAAAATATCCAAATAAATTCCTTTAGCTATCAACGCATTAATAGCAATTGCTATCATTTAATATCAATACGTATTGCTATAAACAATACTCATAGCTATTATCAATCCATCGAAACGAAACATCGACAGCTGAGCGAAGTTAGCCAGCGGCGAAGTGGAGATTCGGTCAGTCGAACGGCGCGACAGTAAACCATGCGTCGGACCATAGGCGGGCTCAGGAGGAGCGGCAATTATGGCTAAACGATTTACCAGCAGCTCTTTGCGAGGGGCTGACGGCAAATCTACTCCACTTATTTGAGGCGATGGTGATGGATATAAAAAACGATGAAGTAGCGATGTTTAAAAGCAACAATGGCGTAATTTTAGCAGCTGACGCAGCTTATGCTGCTGCTGAAGAAGCGGTTAAAGGGGCATCAGATGACCGTAGGTATCGGCAGAATTTGATAAAGGCAGCACTGGAGACTGCCCTGGCATCAGTTATCGTTTTATAGCGATCCCAAAAGGCGTAGGTGCTTCTGCTTTGTACTTTTCCTTTGCTGCTTCACGACAGGCAGGAAGCAAATCAGCAATGCGCTCAATTAAAGCTTCTGGCGTGTTGGCGGATGGGTCTTTTACTGCAAGCGCCAGCGCTAAATCATATGCCACTGATTCCTCAGTTCTCTTTCCTGCAAATACATTCATGGACATAAAGAAATCCTTTTATTGACTGTGGAATATCCAGTCTACAGCATTCCTTTGACTGTGGAAAGTGAAGGAAATCACGCGCCGGGCGTGGCTAAACATCCCGGCACTCATTCAAGTTGAGGCTGCCAGGTAGGCGGCCTTTTTCATACCTGGAGTTATTTACGAGTGACTCAAGTTATGACAACCGGCGGCCATCCACCGCCCATTGAAACACTGAATAAATGCGTTGAAGTCTTGTATTAACCGTTCCGTTCGCCGCGATAAGGCCAAGAGGATTTATGACAGTCACCCACAACGGCAAGCAGTACACCGCCAAAAAGGTCAACGATAACGAGTGGCAGCTGACGTCGGTATTCGCACCGCGTGAAAAACTGGTGCTTAACCGCTGGCAGATGCATATCGCTGGCCTCCTGAAACAGGTTGAGGTGAAGGCATGATCAATCATCACCTGCTGCGCGCGGCGCAGAGTAAAGCAGCCATTGCCCTGTTTATCGGTGATGGCGCCATGTGGATGGCAGCCTACGACGAAATGAAGGTCGCCATCGGTTATCCGTGGCATAGAAAAACAGCCTAACCCCCCTATTCAACCGATCGGCCTGGCTAAAAGCGGGCGGGATCTGCACATCCAAATTTCAGGAGAAACCATGAGCGAAGTAACGGACTTAGTAGTCATTGAGAAACAGAACGCAATGGCGGTGTTCACCACCAAAGAGCAGCTCGACCCGATTATTGAGGCGATCGAGAAGGAAGCGCGCAGTCTGGTACCAGATGTGTCGACCCGAAAAGGCCGCGACGCTATCGCATCCATGGCGCATAAGGTTGCCCGCTCCAAAACTTACATCGACAACGCCGGTAAAGATCTGGTTGCTGAGCTTAAAGCCCTGCCGAAGCAGATCGACGAAAGCCGCCGCATTGTGCGTGAGCGCCTGGACGCGCTGAAAGATGAAGTGCGCAAACCACTCACCGAGTGGGAAGCTGAGCAGGAACGCATTAAGGCTGAAGAAGCCATGAACGCGATGCACGAAGAAGCGCTGGTGCTTAACGAAGAGTTCGACCGCCATCGTGCCGCGCAGATCGAGGCAGACCACGAAATGGCTCTGCTGATGAATGACAAGTTTGACCGTGACCGCGAAGAGCAGCGCCGCCAGGCGGAACAGGCACAGCGTGAACGTGACGAACGACTGAAACAGGAAGCGGCAGAACAGGCCCGCCGCGATGCCGAAGCGAGGCACAAAGCGGAGATTGAAGCCGCAGCGCGCCGTGAAGCCGAAGAGAAAGCCCGTGCAGAAGCTGCGGAACGCCAACGCATTGAAACGGAGCAGCGTGCGGCGCGTGAGAAGCAGGAAGCGGAAGCCCGGGCGGAACGCGAAAAAGCCGCGGCGGTTGAAGCCGAGCGCCTGAAGGCAAAACAGGCCGAAGATGCTCGCCTGGCCGAAGAGAAGCGCCTCGCCGATGAACAGGCAAAGCGCGAAGCTGACGTGAAGCACCGCAAGACGGTCGGCACCAACATCGTTAACGCGCTCACCAGCCACACCAGCTTAACCCGCGAACAGGCTATCGAAGTGCTCACCGCACTTAAAGACGACCTAATCCCCTGCGCAAAAATTCATTACTGAGGCAACCATGAACGCATACCTCACTTACGACCGCATCGAAGATCGGCGCTGGGTTGAGCAACAGCTCGACGACGAGAAGGAGAAGTGGATCGAAGACCGGGCGCAGAAAATCATCGACATGATGCCAAAAGAGCCGTCCGGCCTCTTCCACTTCACGATCCCGATAGACTCCAGCCCATACGAAGGACTTCGCAGCGAAAAAGCTGGCGAGGCCTACAACGATTTCATTTCGGCAGTTGCTTACGCCCAGGCGGAATACGACTGGGAACACCGTACCGGCTGCCCGTTTTAAGGATGCATGAAATGTCTGAAACTAAAACTCACTACCGAAAAGCTTTTGACTCCCCTTACCTGAGCAGCGCCGATATCGTTGAGCCTACGGTGCTGACGATCGCCCGGGCAACGTTAGAAAACGACAAAACCAAAAAATCCAAAGACGTTTTCAACACCGCTTATTTTGAAGAGCGCGAGCTGCGCCCCGGCGAAAAGCTCAAGCCGATGATTCTGAATGCCACCAACAGCAAGATGCTGAAAAGCATCACCGGATCACCCTTCCTTGAGGATTGGGTAGGCGTGAAGGTCACTGTTTACGTCGATAAAAATGTCCGGTTCGGAAAGGAATCAGTTGAAGGCCTCCGCCTAAGCCCGGCGCGCGTCACAAAGCCAGTGCTTTCGCCGGAAAAAACGCAGGCATGGAATAACGCTAAGGCCGCCTTCAAGCGCGATGGCAACCTTGATGCAGTGCTGACGAGAATGGACATTTCTCCAGAGCATCGCCGCCAGCTTGAGCAGGAGTGTTCATCATGATCTGGCACGACGTCGAGCAAAACGGTGAAGAGTGGGACACTCTTCGCCTGGGTAAGGCCACCGCATCCAACTTCGGCCTGATTATGGCTAACGATGGAAAGGCTTTTGGTGAACCAGCCAAGCGTTACGCACTTCAGTTGGCTCTGGAGCAGATTAAGGGATGCAAGTCTGAGTTTGGCTTCTCAAACGACCACATGGAGCGCGGGCACGAACAGGAGCCAATTGCCCGCATGCTCTACGAAGAGATGAACTTCGTCGACGTGGATAACGGCGGGTTCTTTGATCACGAAACTTACGGTGACAGCCCCGATGGCCTCGTTGGGCAGGACGGGCTCGTTGAGATTAAGTCGGTCATTGCCGCCACTCACTACTCCACTCTCACCCGCGGCTCCTTCGATCCGGCATACAGATGGCAACTGGTCGGTCACCTTGATTGCTCTGGCAGGGATTGGGTGGACTTCGTCAGCTACTGCTCAGACTTCCCGGACGGCAAGCAGCTCATCGTCTATCGCCTTACAGCAGCCGAATGTGAATCAGAAATAGCCCGGCTTCGCGCGCGCCGAAAAGACTTCCTCGAACTTGTTGCGGACACCAAGCGCCGCATACTGGAGCTCGAATGAAACGCACTCCCTTCTATCGCAGGCCCGGGCGAACCGGGCAATTCTCCGGTCTCCGTGAGCGCGTTATCTGGATGATTCAGACGCGCGGACGCCCGGTGACCGGCAGCGAAATCGCTGAGAAGTTCGGCGTAACGCTCATTGAGTTTAACCGGGTGGCCAACGGCATTACCCGCGGAGCCGGACAGATAGCGAAGATCGTTGAGTCTGAGAAATGGCTCAACGAAGACGGCATCTGCGACCGGAAATTTAGCCTGGCCAGCAAGCCAAAGGTCGTGACGCCGCAAGGTAAATCGCGCCTGTTCACCCGGCGCGCCATTGAGCAATCGCAGGAAGGCCGACGGCAGGAGTGCATTGAACGTGCCGCCCGTCGCCGCCGCCTGATTGCTCAGGGCCTCTACATCGACGAAATGGAGTCCATCCTATGACTCACGCTCACGACGAAATCAGGGTTGGCAATCTGTGCCTTCCCTTCATTGGTAACGGCTGGCTAATGCCATGGGGTGAAGTGGTCAGCAATCCATTAAAGGCGCAGCGGCTCGCTGAGGAATATCGGGAAAGGCAGGAGGCGGCATGACAGATTCAACAATCTTGGACATGTGCTGCGGTTCTCGCATGTTCTGGTTCGATAAGCAGGATGAGCGCGCTGTTTTCAGTGATATCCGCGCCGAGCAGCATGAACTTTGCGACGGCCGCCAGTTAATCATAAGCCCGGAGCTTATAGCTGATTTTCGTGCCCTTCCCTTTGCCGACAACACTTTCCCTGTAGTCGTGTTCGATCCGCCACACCTTGAGCGCGTCGGCGATAACGCGTGGATGGGGAAAAAGTATGGTCGGCTTAACAAAGAAACATGGCGCGATGATCTGCGTGCCGGCTTCGCAGAAGCATTTCGTGTGTTGTGGCCACACGGCGTACTCATCTTCAAATGGAACGAAACGCAGATCCCGGTAAGCAATATCCTGGCGCTTACCGACGAGAAGCCGATCATCTGGCAGCGCACCGGCAAGTCAGACAAAACCCACTGGGTGATTTTCGTCAAAGGTGGCCCAAATGTTCAGGATAATCCAGCCTAATACCTGGTACGCCGATCCCCACGGCGCGCCCTGCAAAATCCTCCGCTCTACCCACGAAGTAATCCAATACATCCGCAATGGTCGCACCTGTATCGCCAGTATGGGCCGCTTTCAACACGAATTTGAACCGCTGACTAAAGCACAGGCTGAGCGGATCGCCGAAGAAATAGAAACAGCAGAACACCTGAAGAAGCTGCGTGCCCAGCGCGCGGCGTAAGGAGATGCTATGCGCATTGAAGAGTTACCGAAGCTACCGAAGCTTTTCCGCGTTATCGAGGTTGATCTGGATGTGCTACGCAATGGCATTGGTTCAGGTTGGGGAGTGATTTTCGACCAGGACGCCATAGTTAAGCGAAAAGTCCGCCGAGTGAAGCATGACGGTGGCTGGAAATGGCAACTGGTTCGGGAATGGCACGATCAGGAGTTGTGGGATTACTGCTTCGAGCAGGACCGAGAATGCCTTGAGAACCTCAACTACGACCTTGGCTTATTGCGTTGACGCAACTGATAGCCAGTTATGAGCTGGCTATTGGGTGCGAAAGCACTGCCTCACATCCCTTGATGTTATTGCCGCCTACGGGCGGCTTCTTTTTGCCTGGAGAAAACCATGAGCGACATTATTCAGTTGGTACCGAATAAATGGGTCACAGAGGAACTTTTAACTGCGACAACCGGCATGTCAAAGCACATGATTCAGCATGCCCGCCGGTCTACCTGGATGGAGGGAAAGCATTATCGCCATGTTGCCCCTGATATGGCACCTAAGCAAAACAGCCCAATCATGTATAACCGCGATGAGATAAACCACTGGATCGAGCACCAAAGCCCAGCGAAACGCCGGAGAATATCTGCTTAAATGTCCTTTGGCACATCAAACGAGGAATGATTATGGCAGCATACCCAACAGGCGTAGAGGTTCATGGCGAATCGTTACGCATATGGTTCATATATCAGGGGAAGCGTGTCAGGGAAAATCTCGGCGTTCCTGACACGCCAAAAAACAGGAAAATGGCAGGCGAACTTCGGGCTTCAGTCTGCTTTGCGATAAAGACAGGCACATTCAATTATGCCTCGCAATTCCCTGATTCATCGAACGCAGAGAAATTCAGCACTGTCAGAAAGCAAATCTCACTACTTGAACTGAAATCGAAATGGCTTGGGCTTAAGGAGATGGAGCTTAGCCTCGGGACGTTGAGGCGTTACGATTGCCACCTCACAACCACTATCGAAACAATTGGTGAGCACAGGTATATCGGCAGCCTGAACACTGAAGATATCCTTAGTGCCAGGAAGGAGCTACTGAACGGCTGGCAGAAGACCAGACATGGCCTAAATCATCCCCCCAAAAAGGGAAGAAGCGTTCCTACAGTCAATAGCTATATGGCATGCCTTGGCGGGATGCTGGGCTTTGCTTTCAAAAGTGGCTACCTGAAAACCGATCTGATGGCAGGTATTACCCCTCTCGCAAAAGAAAGACCCATTCCAGATCCTCTTACTTCTGATGAGTATCAGAGAGTGGTTGCGGCCTGCCCAACGCTCCAGTTTCAGAATATGGTTATCTTTGCGGTAAATACAGGCGTCAGGCATGGCGAACTAAGCGCGTTATCCTAGGAGGATGTGGATACTGTCAACTGGACTGTTACAGTGTCACGGAACTATTCCCTGAAGGGAAACTTCACCCTGCCAAAAACCAACGCCGGGATTCGAACAATACAGCTGACCCAGCCAGCAATTGATGCACTCAAGGCGCAAATGCCACTGACCAGAATGATGGCATCCCACAAGGTAAGCGTCAGCCTACGGGAATACAAAAAAAAGAGAACCGATGAATGCACCTTTATATTCTCGCCGTCCATTACTTCAATGAACGGTAAGAAGACGATGTGCTACGTCCCCGGATCCATTAATTCAGCCTGGCGCAATGCCCTGCGTCGTGCAGGCGTCCGACAAAGACGGTCTTATGAAACCAGGAACACATATGCGTGCTGGGCACTGGTCGCCGGAGCGAACCCAAATTTCGTTGCGCACCAGATGGGCCATTCTTCAGCGCAAATGCTCTTCACGGTTTACGGTAAATGGATGACCGAGAATAACCATGACCAGGTGGGCATTTTGAACGCGTCTTTTACTCAAAATGCCCCACCGATGCCCCATAGAAAAACCGCATAACCTTAACTATCTGATTTAACATATTAATATCACTTCAATCATGATTCATCTGGATGAGTAAAGTCGGCTCCTTTGCCTTCAGTTTCCTGCCCGTGATGTTCTGTATCGCAATCCCGCTGGGCCTGGCCCGCGAGAACAAAGGCGTCGCAGCGTTTGCCGGTTTTGTGGGCTACGCGGTGATGAACCTGGCGGTTAACTTCTGGCTGACCGCAAAAGGCATACTGCCGACCACCGACGCCGCCGTGCTGAAGGCCAACAACATTCAGAGCGTGATTGGTATTCAGTCCATCGACACCGGGATCCTCGGGGCGGTGATCGCCGGGGTAATTATCTGGATGCTGCACGAGCGCTTCCACAATATCCGCCTGCCGGATGCCCTGGCTTTCTTCGGCGGCACCCGCTTTGTCCCGATCGTGACCCTGGTCGTTATGGGTCTGTTTGGTCTGATTATTCCGCTGATTTGGCCAGTTTTCGCTATGGGCATCAACGGCATTGGCCGCATCATTAACGGCGCGGGAGATTTTGGTCCGATGATCTTCGGCACCGGCGAGCGTCTGCTGCTGCCGTTTGGCCTGCAGCATATCCTGGTGGCCCTGATTCGCTTCACCGAAGCGGGCGGCACCATGGAGGTGTGCGGTCACGACGTGAGCGGCGCGCTGACTATCTTCCAGGCGCAGCT